ATGGCCAAGACACAAACTGCTGGTCAGGCTGTCGGCACGATAGGGCGCCGCCACTACTCCACTGGCGGGACTACTGACGGACGCCGTTCCGATCCGATCTCGGTTCCCGCAGTCGGAACATGCTCCGCCGCAAGAGTATGGGCGGCTCCGGGGGTTAATCCATAGTGGCGGCCACGACCCTTCTCTTTGACGGCATCAAGGCCGCTGCGAACATCACAGACCGGGTTCTTGTCTTCTATTCCGGGGGCAAGGACTCGGCTGTGACTCTTGACCTGTGCGCACGGTATTTCAAGAGGATTCAGCCCGTCTTCATGCGGCTTGGGCCGATACTCTCGTTCCAGCGGGCGTGTCTTGACTGGGTTGAGCGTCGCTACAGGGTTCCCGTCATGATTGTGCCGCATCCCATGCTCGCGGAATGGCTCCGGTACGGTACGTTCCGGGAATACGATTTCGACGTGCCGATCATCTCCTTCCTCGATGTATACACCTACGCCCGGTCGAAGTCCGGCGTCTGGTGGATCGCGGCAGGGGAACGCATCGCGGACTCCATCGTACGCCGGGCCATGATCAAGGGCGACGGCGGCGTGGTGAATCCCAAACGAGGGCGGTTTTTCCCCCTCGCGCACTGGAGCAAGTCGGACGTGTACGCCTACATCCGGCATCACAGGCTGAAGGTCGCCCCGGAAACGCAGCACCTCGGCTTTTCCTTCCGCTCACTCATGGGAAGCGATCTCGCCGCGATCCGTCGGGTCTACCCGAAGGATTACGCCCGCATCGAATCATGGTTTCCGCTCGTGGGCGTCAGTTTGGCGCAGTATGTGTTTGCGAAGAAACAGGAGGGTACGACATGAGCGTCGCCGCGACCAAATTTCAGAAAGGTGAGGAGCGGTACATCCTGCGTTCCCAGATCAAGGAGGACCCTACAATCCCCGCATCATTGGGGAGGGGGCGGAAAAGCGTCTCCGCGCCTTTATCAAAAAGCACGGCCTGTTCGGAACCATCATCTGGAACGAGCGTACTGGAAACATCGTTTCTGGGCACCAGCGGCTCAATGCACTCGACTACAACGAGAAGTTCCGGAGGCCGGGAATTATCAGCTCCGCGTAACCGTGGTGGATCTGACGGACCGGGAAGAAAAACAGGCCAACGTATTCCAGAACAATCCTGATGCTCAGGGAGATTGGGATGTCGGTATGCTCGGCAATTTGATGCAGGCGGACGGGTTCACTGCCGAAGAATTGGGATTTACCGAATCCACGGCGGTCATGATGTTCGACGGGGATCCTCGCTTCTCCGCACTGTTTCAGGACACCGAGGACGTCACCGCCACCAAGGAGCAAATCCGCGAGGTACGCGACCACCGGGCCGACAGCATGAAGGACATGCAGGAAGCGCAGAGTGCGGACTTTTACTTCACGGTCGTTTTTCAGAATCAGAAGGCCAAGGACCGTTTTCTCATGGAGATGGGCGTGCCCGTCTGTGAGCAGTTCGTGAATGGCGACATCCTCTCTCGGCGCTTTGGCGTCGACAGTGGGGAATAACCCTCATGATGGTGTGTGATGGGTCAATGTACGGCAAAAAGTAAACGGACCGGCGAGCGGTGCCGCCGTGCCGCCATGCACGGGCAGGCGGTCTGTTACATGCACGGGGGAGCCTCCCGCCGCAAGGGTGGAGCCCCCAAGGGCTCGAAGAATGCCCTCAAGACCGGGCAGTACGAGACGATCCTCGCCTCGACCATGACGCCGGAGGAACTTTCCTATCGCGACAGTTTGGACATCAATCCTCTGACGACGCTCAGGGAAACCCTCAAGACCCTGCGAATGCGGGAGCTGCGTATTTTGCGCCGGATCAAGAAGGCGATGGACGCCGAGGAGATTGCCGGAATGCCCACCGGAAAGCCGAGCATGGACGTGTAGAGACTGCCAAGGGCTTCTGCCGCTCCAGCAACCCGCAGGCCCCCAAACTCATCCGTTGCACGGCCAACCCGCTCGGCGTCGGGCACTTGTGGGTCAAACGGTACTTCATCGATCCCGCCCCGTCCTTCACGCCCATCACGGACGCCGCGGGCAGCAAGCGGGTATTCATCCCCGCCACCATCTACGACAACAAGCACCTCATCGAGGCGGACCCGAAGTACCTCCTTCGTCTGGAATCCATCACGGACGACAACCTGCGGCGCGCATGGCTCAACGGAGACTGGAACGTAGTCGCCGGGGCATTCTTCGGGGACGTATGGTCGCCTAATCGGAACGTCATCAGGCCGTTCGCCGTCCCCAAAGGCTGGTACTGCTTCCGGTCGTTCGACTGGGGCAGCTCGCACCCCTTCTCCGTGGGCTGGTTGGGCCATCGCGGACGGCACGGCAGCGCCGGACGGCGTTTTCTACCCCCGTGGGGCATTGATCCGCTTTGCCAAGTGGTACGGGGCCAAGCGCGACAGCGCCGGGCGCGTCGTCCCCAATGAGGGGCTCCGCATGTCCAGCCGGGAAGTGGCAAAGGGCATCGTCAAGCGGGAAAAGTGGACATGGAACAAAAGAAAGGGGAAACCGTGGCGGAGGACAGGGCCAGCGGTCGCCGTATGACCCCTTATTTCACCTCTATCAGCCCAGACGACGTATGGGATTGGGGGATGGACGCCAAGGGCCTCGCGTGGGCGGTCGTCCACAGCGAAGAGATGGAGCACCCCGCAGCCTTCGCCGCCCCGCTCCATTACGAAACCCTGACCGTCTGGACGCGGGACTCATGGACGCGCTACCGCCGCCCGATGAAGGACAAGGAAAACACCGAGTACGCTCTGTCCGAAAACGGCGAGCGCAGGCACGGGCTCGGCGCCGTACCGCTGGTGCCGTTCCTGTTCGAGCCGATCTCCCCCATGACCGGGCTCCCCGCTACGGACGACGTGCTCTCCCTGATCCTGCGCATCTACAGACGGGACTCGGAACTCGACAAGATGCTGTTCGACCGGGCCGTCCCTCTGCTCAATGTGGGCGGCGTAAGCCAGGAGCATTGGGACACGTTCGTGGTTGCCAGTTCCAACGCCCTCATGAGTACGGAACCGGGCGGCATCACCGCGCAGTACGTGGAGCCGTCGGGCACCGCGTTTCAGGCACAGGCCGAGGCCCTTGCCCGCGACGAGGCCAGCGTGCGGGAAATCGCCCTTCGCATGGTCCGTCCACAGTCCGCCGTGGGAGAGTCCGCCGAGTCCAAGGCCATCGACAAAACACAGCTCGACACGCAGCTTGCCAGCTTCGCCCGGCGCAGCGGCAGCGCGGAAGCCCTCTGTTGGAAGCTCGCCGCCCGGTGGGTCAAGGCGAGCGAAATAGGAATAGAGGCGAAGTACAATGAAAGCTATGACGTGGGTGAGGCGACAGAAAAGCTCAAGGGACAGGATATTGGGGGAAACTCACAGAAATAAAGGTAAAAACGCCTCGGGGAGTTCCTCGGGGCGTTTTTACCGTTCAAGCCGTTTGCAATGCCTGTTTCAGGCTGTCCACGATAAACTGGTTGATGCTTTTTCCGGAAGCAGACGCGGCGACGGCAACGGCTTGGTGAGTTTCCGGGTCAAGGCGCAGGGCAAAGCGTCCGGCCTGTTTCTTCGGGGATATTCCTTTCTCCGCGCAAACCTCAAGGAAAACATCAAGCGACGCCTTCCCCTCACGCCGTAATCCCTCCAGATCCGCCGCATAGAAATCTGCGGACCCATTCAATCCGACAAACTCACCCCGGAACAGGTCAATTTCAGGATCGTAGGCGATAACCGCCTTATATCCGTGTTCAAAATTCATAGTGTTGTTCATGGCTTTACTCCGTGGCTTTCCAACCAGATACGCACGCTTGCAACCGCTCCTTTGTCCGTGGTCGGCGCGGGATGCGGGCGATGAAACACTCGCACTTCCCCGAACAGCACTACAGCGATGCGAGAACCAGCACGTTCGCTTACTTCCGCGCCAAGCTCCACAAACAAGGCCTCAATATCCGCCCATCTGATGCTCCCCGAAACGGGGCGGGCGAATATCTGTTTCAGGGTCATCTGGTGTTTCTTTTTCATGTCCTTATGATATTATTTTTTGACATCATGTCAAGAGGTATTCTTTTCTCCCCGCACACAAAAACCTTCCAACAATCCCTTGCGGCGCATCCGGGGCACGGGTCTATACTCATGCCCAATTATGCGGGCCTGCCCGCCTATCATGGCGTGATGCCGAAGAATACCCCGGCGTGAAGCCCTAACCCGAACCGAGAAGGATACCATGAAACTCAAGCTCGACGAAAACGGCCATGTGGTGGTGAAGGACGGCTTCCCCGTATGGGTTGCCGAAGATGGTGCGGAGATTGCGTATAACGTCCCCGACCTCGTGAACAAAATTTCCGCCGTCAACGCAGAATCAGCCGGACGGCGCAAGGACATCGACGCCCTGACCAGCCAGCTCAAGGCGTTTGACGGCATTGACCCGGAAAAGGCCAAGGCCGCCTTGGAAACCGTCGCCAATCTTGACGCCGGAAAGCTCATTGACGCGGGAAAGGTCGACGACCTTAAAACGGAGATCAAAAAGTCCTATGACGGGAAGATTTCCGATCTCGAAAAGGCCCTCGCCGACTCCAAGAAAGATTCCGCCGACAGGCTGGCCGCCAAGGAAGCCTCCATCCGCACGCTGCTGGTCAAGGGCATCTTCGATTCCAGCGCGTTCCTGAAGGACAAGACCGTGCTTCCCTCCGACGTGGCCTACGCCTCGTTCGGCAGGCATTTCGAGGTGAAGGAGGAAAACGGCGAGCTGCGCGTGGTTGCCACCATGAACGGCCAGCCCATTTTCAGCCGCTCCGATCCCGGCACCTTCGCCGCGCCCGAAGAGGCGCTTGAGGCCATCATCGACAAATACCCCATGAAGGACCGCATCCTGAAGGCCCCGGACGGCGGCTCCGGCAGCCATCCCAACTCCGCGTACGCCCCCGGCGCAAAAATCATCCCCAAGGGCGACATGAGCGCCTTCGGAGCCAACCTTGAAGCCATCGCCAACGACGTGAACGCCACCCTGCTCGGCTTGGGCCGCAAGTTCTACGGCATGGTCGGGACGCCCGGCACCACGCCCTTCTCCACCGTGGTCGACGCCACCAACGCCCGCAAGGTGCTGAACCGCCAGCTTGCCCCGGTCAATGATCGGCGCATCGTGCTGGACCCCGACGCCGAGGCCGCCGCGCTCGGCCTGTCCGGGTTCGCGGACGTGAGCAAGTCCGGCTTCGACTGGGCGATGGACCAGCAGGTGCCCTCTTTCGAGGCCAGCGTCATGACCGAAGGCGCGCTCACCGTGAACGGCGCGAACGAGGCCGGAGCGCAGGTGGTGAGCCTCGCCAAGGCCACCAACGCCGCCGGCCTCAAGGAAGGCGACATCCTGACCATTGCGGACGACGCCCAGACCTATGTGGTCACGGAAGCCGTCTCGCTCGCCGTGGGCAACACCGCCGTGAAAATCTATCCCGGCCTCGCCAGGCCCACCACGGGCTCGGAAGCCGTCACGGTATCCGGTTCCCATGTGATGAACCTCGCCTTCCACCGCGACGCCATCGCCTTCGCCACCCGCCCGCTGATGGATTCCGCCAACGGCCTCGGCAACCTCATCCAGTCCGCCGTGGACCCGGTTTCCGGCCTGTCCCTCCGTCTGGAAGTCTCCCGCGAGCACAAGCGCACCCGGTTCAGCTATGACATCCTGTACGGCGCGGACGTGGTGCGCCGGGAACTCGGCTGCCGCATCGCCGGGTAGGAGGCTCCATGCACATCAGCACAGTGAGGATCAGGAGCGTGGAAACGGCGAGCGGGTTCATCGTCATCAACGAGGCCGATTTCGATCCGTCGAAGCACCAGCTCTGGAACTCGGAAGTCACGACCGCCACGCCGGAGCCCTCCTCCGCCGAGCCGAACGCAAACAAGCCTCTTGACCTGATGACGCTGGCGGAGCTGCGTGACCATGCCAAGGCGCACGGCATCGCCATTCCCGCGACGATCACCGCCAAGGCCGACGTGCTGGCCCATGTCCTCGCCGCCAGCGGAGCCCGCGCCGGCTGTGACGTCCCCGGGCAGCCGCAAGCGTAACCCCAACGGCAAGGACACCGCCATGACCTGCACCCCTAGGAAAAAGAAGCGCAAGGGCAAGTAGCCCCGCGCTTCGACCGGGCGGGGGAATACCCTCCGCCCCCGCCCGGAACCCCAAAACGGGACTTCAAGGAGAAAACCATGCCCCTCATCGTTGAAGACGGCACCCTGCCCGCCGGGGCCAACAGCTTCGCCAGCGTTGCCGATGCCGACGCCTACCATGCCGCCCGGCTGAAGGCCGCATGGACGGACGAACTGGCGGAAGCCCAGAGGGAGGCTGCGCTGATCCGCGCCTCTGACTGGCTCAACCGCAAGGTCATGTGGAATGGGCGCAAGGCTTCCCGCTCGCAGCGCATGGCGTGGCCCCGGTCTGGCGTGGTCACGCAGGACGGGGAAATAGCCCCGGATGAAATCCCGGCGGAAGTCGTCGAGGCTTGCTGCGAACTGGCGGGCTTCTTCGTCGAACAGGACTACCTCGCGCCGCTCGACCGGGGCGGGGACATCGCCAGCCTGAGCGTGGACGTGATCAGCATCGCCTACAACGGCACGGCCCCGGCGGAAACAGTATTCCCCTCCCTGTCCGGCCTGCTCGCCGGGCTCGGTACCGTCTGCACGGGCAAGGGCGGGGGCATCATGGAGGTGGGAAGAGGATGAGCGCATCCCTGTACGCCAGCGTGGGCAGGACCGCACGCCAATTGATCAACAAGTTCGGCAAACGGATGATCTACCGTCAGAAGAAGGATGGACAGGTCTACAACGATCAGACCATGCGTTATGAACCTTCGATCAAGGATACCCCGTTCAAGGGCATACGCAAAAACGCAAAAATCGAAGAAAACCCGGAATTGCCCGTACAGCTCGGGGACTGCATCATCCTTGCCGCAGCCTCCGGCCTTCCCGTGACCGCCGTCCCCGACCAGATCATCATGGACGGCGAAACATGGAGCGTCGTGGACTCCGCACCCGTGGCTCCGGGGGATACGGCACTGGTCCACAACATCCTGATCCGCAGGGGGTAGCCGTGGATATTGCCGCCATCGAAAGCCGCCGCCAAGCCATCAAGCGCCGCATGGCCGAACTCGACCGCCTGAGCACGTCCGACGCCCGCGCACTGGACAAGGCCATGACGGAGATGTGTGCCCTGTATGCGGAATACGCCCGGAGTACCGTCGCGCTGGTGGCCTTTGAAGCCTACCGGACGCCGAGTCTTCAACCGTGGGGGCTGAGGCGCAGGCTTCCGCGACTTCCATCGTCGTCGAGGACGCGAAGGTCTTCTTTACTGGGCAGAAAATCCAGAACGTCACCAAGTCGGACGACAATTCCAGCAAGGGCTACGCCGTGACCGCCGTGGACGAACGGACGAACACGCTGACCGTCGCGCCCGGCATCTCCGGCGCATGGGCCGTGGATGACGTGGTAACGTGGTGGATGCCCTACGGCCCCGCCATCGGCAATGAACTGGAAAACGCCGATTCCGTTATCCGCATCGACGGGACAGCCGGAAAAATGCGCTCCTGCACCATCAAGTTCTCCACACCCACGGAGTTTACCGACGAGCTTGGCGACCATTTCCCCGGCCAGCCCATCGACATCATGCGGGACTCCAGCGTGGATTTTGAATACTACATGCGCAACGACGCCGCCAAACGGCTCAGGGAAGGCAGCGAGGGCAAGGAAGTCCGGTTCGACGCCGATTCCGCGACCGTCACCCTTTCGCAATCCTCCGACATCCTCGGCGTCGGCCTTGAGGACGCCGTGGAAATCATCCTCGAATAGCTCCGGCTCCCGCCGTCTCCTTTTCCGGCGGGGCTATTCTTCAACCACCACTTCAACTTTCAACCAGAGGATCAACATCATGAAATTCGTGAACGACGCCACCGCCAAAGATACCGCCTTCATCAAATGCTTTCCCGACGATTCCGGCGTGTACACCCGCGTCCTGACGGAAACCGAGCTGGATACCATCCGGGTCAAGTCCCGCACCTTCAACGGCAACGAAAAGCGCACCCCCGAACTCATGGATCGCCGCTTCAAGATCCTGCACCTGCAACGCGCCCTCTCCGGCTGGGAAGGGCTCGAATTCGAGGACGGCTCGCCCATCCCCTTCTCCAAGGAAATGATCAAGGAACTGTGGGAAATGAACCCCAGCCTCATGGGCATCATCTATTCCTGCGTGTCCAGCGAACTCTCTTTCGTGAAGGCGGCGGAAGAAAAAAACTCCGTGACTGGTGCGGACGCCTAGCGGACAACGCGCCAAGCTGCGACGAATGCCGGGAGACATGGGCGCTCGACGGGCTGGAACCGCCCTGCGGCGCCTGTACCTCTTCGGAAGTGCAACTCCTGCCCGACAACCAGCAAGCCATGCATATCTGGCAAATTTGCGACATCCACGCCCGCGACTTCGTAGGCATGGCCGGGCAAGCCCGCCCCATCCGGCTTGAAGCCGTCCGCGCCGAATGCGACCGTACGGACACCCCGGAAGGGAACTTCCAGAAGGTCATGCTCATTGAGGCGGTTCTGTTCCCGGTGCGGTATTTGAAGAAATGACATTAACCCGAGGGGTTCATATGGACATGTTGAAAGTTTTTGAAAAAGCGGAATTCGGCAGGGTTCGCGTCGTAGAATGCGAGGGCGAGCCGTGGTTTGTGGCCAAGGACGTGTGCGAATGTCTGGAACTTACAAACACATCGCAAACCTTGTCGTATCTGGATGACGACGAGAAGGGTATCATCAGTAATGACACCCCCGGTGGAAAACAGGAAATGTCCATCATTTCCGAACCCGGCCTCTATTCCCTCATCCTCCGTTCCCGCAAACCGGAAGCCAAGGCGTTCAAACAGTGGATCATCCACGAGGTCGTCCCTTCCATCCGTAAGCGCGGCCTGTATGCCACGGAAGCGGTGATGGATCGCATCCTCGACGCTCCCGACTTCGGGATTTCCCTGCTCCAGCAGTACAAGTTCGAGCGGGAACAGCGAAAGCTCGTGGAAGCACATCGCGACGAGGCCGTCCGCACCAAGGCGGAAATCGGCTCCCGGCGCGAGGCCACGGCGATGAACACGGCAAGCCGCCTTTCCAAGGAAAACGAACATCTCCGCGACGATATCGGGGACAGCCGGACATGGAAGCAGGTGAAGGCCATTCCGTGGCTGGAAGAGGTCTTTGAGGTGTCACAGGCCATGTACTCCGTGGCCGGACGCAAGCTCGCCGACATGCCCCGGCGCATGGGGGTACGAAATCAGGGAAGTCGAGGACAGCCGATACGGCAGCGTGAAGGCGTACCACACAGACGTGATCGAGGCATTCCGACATGCTTTGAAGACCGATCACAACATTCTCTGGAAGTATCGGCGCAGGTGCGCCGCGTAGGGATTGCCGGACATGGTAAAACAGCCCTGCTCGTTGATGAAACGAACAGGGCTTTTATCTTAATTCAATAATGGTAACGACATTGGAGTACGATCAGGGCTTCGCTTCGTTCGTCCACTTTGTAGACGAGGCGATCTTCCTGATTGATGCGGCGTGACCAACATCCGGCAAGATCGAACCGGAGCGGTTCCGGCTTCCCCAGCCCTTCAAAGGGGTTTCGCATGGCATCACGCAGCAATTCATTGATTCGTTTGACCGTGCGCTTGTCCGTATGTTGCCAATAGAGGTAATCCTCCCACGCCTGCGGCGTCCACGTAAGCAGCATGATCAATCCTCCAGTTCATGCGGAATGGCCTTGCCTGTATCTGCGGCCTGTATCGCTTCCCTGAGGCGTGCGGCATTGGCAGGTGAACGGAGGAGGTATGCCGTCTCCATGATGGAATTGTAGTCCTCAAGAGACATCATGACCACAGAGGGTGATTTTTGCCGGGTAATAATGACAGGTTCATGATGATCGCAGACACGGTTCATCGTTTCGGCCAGATTCTGCCGAGCTTCCGAATAGGTAATGGCCTGAGACATGGTATCTCCTTTTTGTACAAAAATATGTACAAATAAGAGCCCCGTCAAGGGAAGACGAGCCTAAAAACCGTCCGTCCCTTCACCGCCTGACCCATGTGCAAAGCCCTCTTCCTTCCGGTCGGGGGTCCATTCAATCGTCCAATAGGTTCCTGTCATGCCATCCGGGGCACAAGGTCAGTTCCGGGCCTCTCCAAAAGGCCGCGGGGCAACGATGCCTTTGACGGGCACCGGCACGACCTCACGCGGGCTCACAAGCTCCCATGCAAAACCATACATCTCGTCCTCGTAATCCTCGCAGCACGCCGCAACGAGGTCTTTCCGCGTCATGGGGCGGCATCCCACTACATCACAATGCCGAGGGCCACGCCTACGGGCAGACGTTTCCCGTTGTCCAGTTCGATGATCGCGCATTTCGAGGCACAGATGACCAGAGGGCCGCGCCAGTTGAACGGTTTTGACCTCCATTCGATGGTCTTTTCCCCGATGACGATCTGCGACGCGAACGGCTGGCGCACTGACAAGGCTTTCATTTCCATAACTCACTCCGATGAGAAGCCGGGGCATCCACCCCGGCCTTGTGTGTTACCTGAACCATTCCGCCAGCCATGCCGGGGCCGTCACCAGCATAGGGCGCGGGCACTGCATGATCCGCGATTCCCCCGATTCGACCTCCACCCGGTAGCTTTCCCGTTTCTTCGGCGTGTTCGCCTTCTTCGGCTTCGGTTCCTTCTTCCTGATGCGCTCCGCAATCGTCCGACGCGGCTTTTCCTGTTCCAACATTCCGTGTCCCTTATGTAAAAGCCCCCGTTTCCGGGGGCCATCCGTCTACATTCCCATTTCCCTGATGAGCATCGTCACGATGCCGAGCACATAGCCGCACATCCAGATTTCGAGACGGGTGAGCGGGGTCATGGCTACCACACCGTTTCCGCGATTTGGCGAAGTTCAAGGGCGTTGTTGAGCGCGTTGCGCGCCGCATCCACCATTGCGGCAGAAATCTGCACTTCACGCATCACGGCGTTATAAAACCGTGAGCAGTCCGCGCCGCGCAGAGGGTGCGTACCAAGACGCGCCTGTGAGAACTGCACATCGTGCATATTCAGCCTCGAAAGAATGGTATAGGCCGCCTCAATGCTCGCCGCGTATCGGTCATAACTTGCGAAGCGCGGCAAGCTCCTCATATCGGGCAGGGCGGGCTCCGCAACCTTAAGTTCCAGCCCGATCAAATACTCCACGGCCTCGGCCATCCTCTCCGGCGACAGTTGCGTGTACTTGGCGATCTCGAAGTGGCGGGCGAAGCGGCTCCACACTTCGCCGTAGCCCTTGCGCTGGTGCTCCTTCGGCAACATGCCGACCTTGGCGTCGACCAGTGCCTTGAGCTGCGCCTGTTGCGACGGGGCGAGGGCGTCGGCGGGCGGCAAGGCCCCTTCCCGCTGGCGCTGCAACTCGGCCTCCAGCGCGTTGAAGGCTTCGATGTAGGCCAGCTTGATCACGAGAGCCTTCTTGCCCGTGTAGCCCATGACGAGGAGGATGAAGCCATCCTTGAAGATGATGAACATGGGGCGGTTCTTGGCTTGATCATCAAGGTAGTTAGCCGACGCAAAATTGCGTTGGCTAAACTTTTCCGGGCAGTTAGGTAGTATATTATTGATATCCCGCAAAACATCCGTATGTCGCTTCCCAAAGAACTTGGCGATCTCCAAAGAGGTGGTGGCGGGGCGTCCGTCGTGTAAGACGACCGAAGGCGCGGGCATGGGCATGAGTTCGCACTGTGACATGGCGCACCTCCTACAGGCCCACGGCGGGGGTAAGGGTCGCGGGGTAGTCGACGCCCGGCAGAACGCCGAAGTCTTCACGTGGGGCGGGGTCAGCTTCATAACGGCGGATCACGAGAACGACCGTCGCGCCCGTCCCGTCAGCGGCGAGTTCCGAAGCGAAGGTTTCCGCCGCCCCGCCCTTCCAGTACGAAGACGACACCTCCCCGTCATCCGAGCAGACGTAGTACTTGCCCGGCTTCATTGCGGCAAAGGTCGCCTCATAGAGCTTCACGAGGTTGCGAAGACGGTTGTTGTCGGCAGTGAGACGATTGACGAGAGACTGAAGATCGGTGATTGTGGCTGTAGCCATGATTCACTCCTGTGAAGTGAGTTTCTGGTTAGGCCCTCGGCTGGTGCTCGTAACACCTCCGGGGGCTGTTCATTTCTCTTGCCGTTGATTCCTTTTACCCTTTTCTTATATTTTTAGTCAACTATTTTAGTCAACTATTTTTTTCAAAATATTTACTAAACAACTTCGATAGCTCACGCCGTATTAAGGCTGATCGCGTCAACCCCTCCTGCTCTGCAACGGCGTCAAGAGCTTCCCATTCGTCGGGGCGCAGACTTACATTTTTTACGACGGCTTTATCTTCGGGGGCAACGCTTGTACGCCCTTTCTTTCTACCGCTGCCCGGCCTAATTCCACCACTTCCCATAGCAATCTCCTAAGCAACTATTTTTTTCAACCATAGAATAGTTGCCCCCCTAAAACAAGTCTCCCGCCGGGCCTCGTTCGCTCTAGAGGTCGTCGCCGGGCTGCTTGGTCGTCTGCGCGATTACGCAGAAACAACCGCGTTCCGTGTAGTCACGGGCGAAGTCTTCGGCCCCCTTCTGGTTGTAGCACCAGTGCAGACGGCGAGGCTCCGTTTCCGAAGTTCCGGGCGCGAAGACGATGCACAGCCACCACTTGCCGTACTCATGGCCTTCAGTGACGTTCGGCAAGCTCAACATGCGCTTACGGGCTGCTGCGGCCTCTTCCTTCATGCGCCGGGTTTCGTCCGCATAGTTGGCGAACAGGGCGTCAATGCCGCGAGGCTTGACTGTACCGCGAGAATCGGTAATCTTCTGATTAACCAT